TAGGGAAAAATTATCATTAAAAACATTAAAAAGAACATTTAGTTTTTTATCTAGGACCAAAGGCGGTGGCTATAACAAAATAAATCCAGATTATAGGGATACACCTTGGCGAGATAAGGGTTATGTTGCTTTTCTTGGATGGGGTGGTCAAAGTATGTTAACCTATGCAGAAAAAAAATTAAATCAATTAGATGAGTAATAAATGGCGAGATGCTTTTGAAAACCAAAGGCGAATTACTGAAAAACGTAATATCTCAAGATTTACAAGATATTACCAAAAAGAATACAACAAAGGAGTTGATAATCTTTTAAACTCTGGCAGTACTAATTACCAATATTTATTTACAGTAGATTTTTTTAATAACCTATACAATGAGTTGTATCAAGATACATCAATGCATTTTGCTAAATGGTATGCAAGAACTTTTGACAAACTAATTAAAAAAGGTGTATCAAGTAAAGATTATGTAACTCAATGGCAAGCATCATTCGGTTTATATGCTAAACAAGTAGCGGCCACTAATGTGGTTCTAGTAAGTGGCACAGCTAAAAAGACATTAATTAAAATAACACAAAGATTGTTTTCTGATCCAGAGTTTATGGGGTTAGGTTATGATGCAAAAGCTAGAATACTAAAAAAACAATTTAAAAGATATTCAAGGTATCAAGCTCAAAGATTAGTTAGAACTGAAACTACTAGAGCTGCAAATTATGGAGTTGAGCAAAGTGCCTTAACTGTTTTTCCTGGTGAAAACTTAATTAAAGAATGGTCCACATCATTAGATGGCAGAGAGAGAGATTGGCATGCACAAGCTAATGGGCAAAAGGTAAAAAATCAAGATTCTTTTATAGTTGGTGGTGAAGCTATTATGCGACCAGGTGAGGGATCTGCTTTGAATGTTGTTAATTGTAGATGCTCAGCTATTTATTATCCAGATCAAACTAACCAACCTAACTCATCAAGTGGGTTACTATTTAACATAGGAGTTGGCTTAGCAATCAATGAGCTAACAAAGGATTAAAAATTAATTTAGTAATTTTACAAAAAATACATATATGGAATTTATTTATAAGGCGGCTCCACTAGGTGATATAATTGCTGATTTTGATGAAAAGAATGGGATTGTAAAAGGTTATGGCTCATACTTTGATAATAAAGACAGCGACCAAGATATTATAAGAAAAGGAGCATATCAAAAAACAATTCAAGAAAATGGCTCTAGGGTTAAGTATTTATATCAACACGATATGATGCAACCAATAGGTAAAATGGATGAGCTTTATGAAGATGAGAAAGGTTTAGTATTTGTGGCCAAAGTTCCTAAAACACAACTAGGAACTGATGTAATTGAACTAATGAAAGCTGGAGTAATTACTGAAAACTCTGTTGGAATTATGCCAATAGTAAAAGAACAAAAAGGCGATTACAGAGAAATAAAAGAAGTTAAACTATATGAAATTAGTGCTGTTACTTTAGCAGCAAATGATCAAGCTAAGATATTAGATGTAAAAGGAATGTCTAATATTGATCATGTTTACAAAAGATATGATAATATTTGTAAACTACTTAGAAAGGGCAACATCTCAGATGATATGGGATATGCTTTAGAATCCGAAATAATCAAACTTAAAACATATTTCATTAATGCTACTCAGCCAGTTGTTGAAACTACTGAGCCAGTCGAAGTTAAGCAAGAGGTTGATATTTATAAATACTTGTTAAATAATTTAAAATAATCTTTACTAAAATGGAAGAAAACGTAAAAAAACAGCTTGACCAGATTGGCGATCTTATAGATGCTAAATTGGAAAAAGCTCATGGACAAGCACTAGAAAGTGCTAATGGTAAGGCAGATGAAATGCTGAAAGGCGAAATTTCAAACCTTGCTAACAAATTTAATGAGAGATTAGATCAAATGGAAGTTGCTAACAAAAAACATTTTGAAGCAAAATCTAATGAAAATCTAACTTTCAAAGGTGGCTTAATGAAGTCAATTAATGATGGTGCTATTGAAAACCTTGTAAAAGGAAATTCAAGATCTGCACAATTTACAGTAAAAGCGGACATGACTGTTGCTGCTGACTTTACTGGTGAAGTTATACCAGCTGATAGAGTTGCTGGATATAAATATGATCCAACACGACCAGTTCATGTTAGACAATTAATCCCACAAGGATCAACTAGCTCTGATGTGATTAGATTTGTAAAAGAATCTGGATATTCAAATGGTGCTGCAACAGCAGCAGAGGGAGCAACATTAGCTCAATCTGATTTTGATATGACTGCATCTGACAGCAATGTTAGAAAAATTGGTACATACTTTAGAATTTCTGAAGAGATGTTGGCAGATACTCCACAGCTTACTAGCTACATTTCAGCTAGAGCTCCAGAAAAATTATTAAATGTTGAGGATACTCAAATTTTATCTGGTAATGGAACTGCTCCAAATTTAAGTGGTATCATAACTGATGCTGCTGACTTTGATGTTTCATCTGGTGGTGCTTTTTACCAGTCAGTTGAATCAGCAAATGAATTTGATGTTTTAGTTGCATCTTTAAATCAATTAGCACTATCTAACTACCAAGCTAGTTATATAATGTTAAACCCAACAGATTTTCATAAAATCTTATTATTAAAAGATAGCCAAAACAACTATTTAAAAGATCAAGTGTATTCTGGATTACAACCTAACTTTATGGGTGTGCCAGTTATAATTAACAATGCACTATCTGCTGGATCGTTCTTATGTGGTAACTTTAATGTTGGTACTCAACTTTGGATTAGAGATAATGTAAATGTTGAATTCTTTAGAGAAGATGGTACAAACGTAAGAGATGGTTTTGTAACTGTAAGAGTAAGCGAGAGAATTGCTCTAACAAACTACTTGCCAAATGCTTTCGTAAATGGATCATTCTCAACTGCAAAAGCAGCTTTAGAAACTCCATAATAATATTCTTTATTATAATTAAAGGGGTATTTATTACCCCTTTTTTTATGGGGTAAACTGAAATAATAATAAAATAAATGCAAAATATATTTGCTATTTAAAAATATTCTTTTATATTTGTGTAAACAAAACAATAAAATTATTATTATGGAAAATTCAAATTTAAAAACTACAGACGAAGTTGCTGAATCATTTAGTAACACATTTTTAATCAGTGTAGCAGTTGGTAAAAAAAGAGAATCATTAATAGTTGTATTAGAAAACATTCTTAGAGCTAGAGATGCAAGAGATCATTTAAGAGCGATGGGCATACAAGCAATGTCAGTTCAAAGATTAGAAAAAATTGATGCTCAAAATCAATGGTTTAGCTAATAATAATGGGGGCGTAAAAACCCCCTTTTAATATTTAAAATATGTTTGATATGTATAAAAAATTCTTAAAACAAGATCCGAACAACTGGAAATGGCTTATTGCTATTCATGTAGTTGTTTATTCAATAATGTTAATCTTAATGTTAGATATATGAATTGTAAGAACTTAAAATTAAAAGATGCATTTAAATTAGCCATGAATGATATGACTGATGAATTATGTTTAGCATGGCAACCAGTAAATGATTATGTTATTGATAATACATTAAATGATTTAGCAGTTAAGTTTAGCAATAATTTAATTGAGCATGATAGGGTTTTATATTATAATGTTGATTGGCAACAGCCAGTTTCTAAAACATATTTAAACACTAAAGAACAAAGGCAGTTAAATAGTAAGCTGGGAATTACTAAAAGTAAAGGAATAATAAATTGGTATAAAAATTAATTTAACAGAGGGGTGTACAAAACAATCAAGGTGGATAGCTATAAGGTGTACAACTTTTGACCACTGCAACGGAGCAAGAGAGCCAACTCACACCCCTCACATTAAAAACAAAAATTATGAGCTACAATAAAAACAAGTTTCAGCATAACTTAAAAAAAGCTAAAAGGCAAAGTGAAAATGAGAGATTTTTGTTAAATAATATTTTTTCTGGGTATTCAAAAACCTTGATTGAAATATGTAACCCTAAAATAAATGAATAGATACTACATAAGGCACTTTTTAGGGGGTTTACTGCTCTTTTTATCATTTAGGGCAATGCTACTATCAAACGACTTATTAACAGCTGTAATACTTGGCTTATTAGCTATTGCAGTAATAACAAACAAAGATGAGTAATATAAAAAATAAAATAGTAGTGTTAGA